AACGTCTTCTTGCACCGAATCGACCTTGGCTTGAACAACAGTGACATTCTTGTCTAACTCAGCTATCTGCTCAGTGTGACGCTCGATGACAGTTTTATTGTCGCGGATGTCTTCTGCGTTCCCAGACGATTCCGCTGAAAGCGTTGCATAACTAAATATTGCGCCGACTGCGACTACCCCCAAAGGGGCGATTGATACGAGTGTCTTAACTTCCATCTTTTAACTCCTTGATTTTACTACCACTTTTCACGATTTGCCCAGTAAGCTGCGCTCATTTTGCCTTTGGCTATATTACGGCCATGACGAGATTTAAAACTTGCTCGTTTCTTCTTCATCTTGTCTGACTCACCGGCTTTAGGCTTCCCTGCGGTTGAAGCTCCCTGCTCACCGAACCGGATTGTCTTTATCTTTGACCCTTCTTTTGCAACCACAATGTGCGACTTCTTAGGGTGCGAAGGCGTTCTCTTCGGTTTGTTAAAGCCCGATACCCCCGCTCGGGCTAGCCGTGGATCTTTTTCACTCACAAAATATCTCCTCTTAACCTCTTTAAAGTTGCTTCTGGTAGGGCGTTGAATTCTTCTTCACTCAGATTTAAAACATCTAATGCAGCTTCGCCGCGAACAGCTGCGCCTTCACCCGCCATCTCTGGTGGTTGTGAGTCAGCTACTTTCAGCTTTCGACTAACTTCAGCGCGTTTTTTAGATACTTCATCAGTAGCGGCTTTTGCAGCAGAAGTGCTAAGCGTGGGAGTGTTATCGACCAACCCGTTCTCACTAATAACAAACTTCGCAGCCCGTGATAAAGCGGCTACAGGGTTATCGCCTTTAATAATAAAAGCATCGCGGAGGTCAATCACCTCTTGAGTCAACGTCTCGTCATACTCATCACTCTTCGCATTGAATATGGGAAACTCTGCCTCGAGCGTACTGGCTGCTTGCTGAAGGGCGCTAGCCTGCTGATTATTAGACACAGTGTCCGTCATCTTCTGCGTCATCTCATACTCAATTTGAATGCGCTCGGCCATACGGATATCCGCTCTTAGGTTAGCAGCTTTCTCCGCCTCACCATCCAGAACCAGAGTCTGGTACTCAAGCTCTTTGGCGCTAAAGTCATACGCTTCTGGTGCGTCCTCGGCGGGGGCTTGAGCCGCTTTCATATCATCAAGCTGCTTCTGTAGCGCCTTTTGCTTCTGAAGAACTTCGTCTAGCCGCGCTTTCGGCACCATCGGCTTTTTGATGAACGTCTCTACCGGCTCTTCCGGCTCTTCCGCTTTTATTTCATCCAACACAGCCTCCTCCGTTGGGGTGGCCTCGGCCTCCTCGGCGGGTTCGTCTGCCACAGTTTCGTCTTCGACAACCTCGGCTGTTTCTTCTTCGGTGGTATCTTCGGCAACAACTTCGGGAGTCTCCTCTTCTTCGACAGTGTCAAAACTCAGGTCAAGCAACTCTTGCGAGTCCTCGTCAGGCCGATCTGCCCCAGGCATTACGTCGTATTGGACTGGCTTGTTTTCGTCTTTCTCACTCATATCAATTTCCTATTGGGGGTTTTTGGTTGGCTTGCTTTTTTGCAGCGGTCTGCATAGCAGTGGCAGCTATACGAGTCGCAGCGTTGGTTTCAGATTGGCTAGTTCTAGTCTGGTTGGTGAGGCTAGCCAGTTCTCTACGCAGCTGCAATTCCTGCTCCTTCATTTGCAGCTTGGCTTGTAGCTCTTGCATGCGGATCTGAGGTTCTACGTCCGTTGTGTCTTGTACTTTTGCAATATTCATTGCAGCTTCAGACTGGAGCTTCTTAACTTCGGCGTCGAGCTTAGCAAGCGTTAACTGCTCTGCTTGCATCTGCATTTGTTGGGCTGCTGCTGCCGCTTCTTGCTGCTCTGGCGACTGCTCTACGCCTGTCATCATGCGGATGCGCTTAGCCAGTTCACCCTTCTTAGTCAGATGGCTGTACTCGATGATCGCATCGTCTGGTATCGCCACTCCCACCTGACGCAAGTTAAGCGCTTCTGCAAACTGCACCTCATCGAAGCTATCGCGTGCTGGAGCAGATGTAATGACAACGTCGTACTCGCCAATGGTCAGGTCGTTAATTACCCTGCCCTCTGGCGTCATCTCGTTAACGGTTATTTCTTCACGGGGTTTGAGCGGATCGGTTTCGTTTGTAATCTGCAAAACCCGTTGCTCTGAGTAGAATGTCTGTACCAGATTTAACACTTTCTCTGCTAGGTATTGCCGCGCCTTCTTTAAGTTGTCCAACGGCACTTGTATCATTACAGCGCCGCGTGCTGACTTCTCTCGCATCGCAACACCAGACACTTCCGCACTATCAGACCCTAACATCGAGTCATTAACACCAGAGATGGCCTTAATGTTTACTGCGGCTTTTTGCCCGATTCTATCTAAACCTGTGGGGATAGTGTTGGGGGTGATCTTTTGCGGGGGTGCTGTGCCACGAGCATATTCAAGTACAAGACCCGTTTCTGCACCGTGCTCTTCCAAGTCATCGGGCGTCATACCCACGAGCGACCCTGACTCTACCATCCACCCCGAGTTGGCTGTGGTGTTTACAATGTGTAGCTCTTGGGAAGCGATCTTGTTTAACTGTTCTTGCGGCGAAATCAAATTGCGGATGACCCCGAACGGGCGTCCTCTTCTAAAGTAAGCAAAAAACGGCACAACGGTAAAGTCGTTATAAGGCGACCAATCATCGTGCAGTACTGTCTTATCGCACGTCACAGTCCAACGGACTTTGCGTTTCATCTTCGTTATTAAGTTTAGTTCGTACTGCTTGGCGAACTTCTTGGCCTTTGCTTCGGGCCATGCGTCTGGTGACTCTCGTTGGTCGCCCGTTGTTGGGTCAACAAAACAAAAGACCCGTGACATTTTCTTGTGTTGGCGCTCTACTACGCGCAGTGATTTGACGTTCTTGTAATCGTCTTCGTCCACAGCAGTCGCGCCGAACATATCGTCTTCTGGCTCAATATCACCGTAGCGGTTCTCTTCGTACTCAACGGAATCTCGACCAAAACTGTTTCCGTTCTCAGCAATGAAGCGTAGTTCTTCGGCTTTCTTTTTGCCATAAAGCTCCTCGATCTCATCAAGAGTCATCCACTTGGTTTCGAAGACCTCGTTCCATGTCTTAGGATCATAGTCCTTGGCATCTGGGTCGATTAAAATGTCTAGGGGGTCTTTGGCGGTTATGCGTATTTCACCCTCAACGTGATCGCTAAAGTCCATTCGAACGTCAAAATAACCGCGCCCGTCCATGATTAAACCGTCGCTAAATACCTGCTGTTCTACCCAATCTAGTTTGTTGTTGTCTGCGATCTGCATGTACACTTTGGTGAGGACATCCGCTACGTCTTGCTGTGCGCCCCGCCGTGGTTTGAACTGAACATCGGCTCGACGTGTGGACTGCTCACCAAGGATTGTATTGACAGTAGGTAAGATCGTATTAATAGTAAGAGCCGGTCGCCCTTCTGACTCGAGCATGGCTTGGTCATCCATGTCCCACTGATCGCCCCTGTAAAAGTCATCACACTTCTTAGCCATGTGAATGTACTCTAGGTGGCCGTGGTCTCTAGCTCTTATGTACCTGTCCCACTGAAAACTGGCAATCTGCTGCTCTTTCTCGGGGGTCAGTCTCGTTGTCTTCTTCATGGTCATGCGCCCATAGCTGATTTGCTTCGTGTCTCTCTACCTATATAAGGAAGACGATCTCTCCATGAGGAAACGTGGACAACGGGCGCTTGATAAGTAGCAAATTCAGTCATCATTAGCCCCAACCACGCTAGTGCATCCACCTGATCGTCATGTATGCCATTCGGAAAACGAAGCAACTCCGCTACCAAAGGGCCAGTAAAACTCTCGTCTTTGGGCAACCAAACCATACCCTGCTGCATTCGTCCTTGGATGGCTCTGGCACGCGCTTCTTTATCCCTGCGTCCCGTCTTTAAATCTTTAATGAACGCCTCAAACAAACCGCGCTCTCGGATACGTTTCTCGAGGAACGGGCCAAGGGCCATTTCAATGTGCCCTTTTTCAATGCCAATTATCGATGGCCTCCACACTTCGTAGAGGTCAAGTATCCGTTCTACAATCTCAAAGCCGTCGTACTTACCACGTACCACGTCCACAACATACAATTCGTCATATTCGTCAACGCCGACAACCATGCCAACGGTGTAATCGTTCCTGTCCTTCTTACCAATCGCTAAGTCCCACGCGCAGTAGAACTTCATCCGATCAAAGTCCACGTCCTCCCTGTCGTAGTACTGGATCATGCTCCTTGTAAAGTAATCTCCGTCATCTGACACTGGGTTCTGCTGATACAGGGCTGACCAGTCTCGAGGGCCAACGGCCTTCTCGATGCGCGCTAGGGCGTCTTCGTCATAACGTTCCTTGTGAAGCGCATCCCCAGCTTTCCGGTATTCCTCGTCGACCTCTGCTCTCGCAGGGTAGTTGACCACCTCCCATTGCTCACCATTGTCTGCCGCTGCTTTTAACAAACGACCCGCTAAATCGTCATCGTGCCATCGCGTTAGGATGACCAACACCCCTCCACCTGGAGCTAGGCGCGTATATGCTGTTGACGTGTACCAATCCCACGTCGAATCTCTGGCGTTTGCTGACTCTGCGTCGTCCCTGTTCTTTACCGGATCGTCGATAACAAGGACATGGGCACCCTTACCAGTGATACCACCGCCGACGCCAGCAGCCACGTACCCGCCGCCAGTAGTAGTAAGCCAAGCCTCGGCAGACTGACTGTCAGGATCAAGTCGCGTGCTGAAGGCAGTTTTATAGGTTGGTTCGCGCAGTAGCTGACGTACCTTTCGAGAGAAACCCATTGCAAGCGAACCCGAGTACGAACAACTGATAAATTCATGGCTTGGATGTCTACCCAGATGCCAAGCTGGGAACGAAACTGATGCCAACGTGCTCTTGCCATGTCTAGGCGGCATAAAGAGCATAAGCCGTGGGCTTTTCTTGTCAGAAACGTCTTGAGAGAACTGCTCGAGTCGTCGACAGATGTCTTTATGCACCCATCCGGCTTGATAGTCGTTGTTGAACCGCTCGACAAACGGCAAGAGCCGCTTTCTTGTGAGGAATCGGAGCGCGAGTTCTGCTTTTGCTTTCTCTTCAAGAGATATCTCCGTTGACTCGGCCTTAACAGGCTGCTCGGAAGATGGTTGTGGTAGCGCATCTGCATCATCAGCCGTGCAATAAACACATAAGTTAGTGGATTCGGCATACAGCGTCTCAGGATGCAGCTTTTTGCACCTGATACACTGCCGTTTGTCTACGCCCTCGGTCAT